TTGCTTTCTATTATCGGCGTGCGTTGGCTCGTAGTGGGTATAAGTGAAGCCCTGCTTTCCAGCGTTGGCAGTTACAAGCCCCCGCAAGCTTTCAGCGTCAATTCTTTCTTTATCATTAGGGCAGGGCACAAGATCCCCGCTTTGATTATGCCTCCAGAAAGTACCAAGCGGCAAAGCGGCTACCGATTGCAGGAAAGCGGCAAAGCCCCGCCCTGCTTTCCCTTCGGTTACTTTGCGCCAAAACATGCCAAGCGGCCCCCCTTCGGCGTAACAGCCGCCCGCCCCGTCGGGGCCTTTCTTTAATGCGCAAGCGTCGGGGCATGTAAAAGCGGTGGAAGTGCTAACGGGTATTTGCCCCGTTTTTTTGTTTCTGCTTTTTAATGTGAGATGAAAAAACATTGTCACGGCTTCGGTAAACATTTTTAAATTTTCCTTCTGTGGTTTGGTTTAGTGTGAAGGCCTGCAGCGCTTTGGTTTGTGGTAAAGCTGCAGGCTTGCGCTTAGTTAAATTGAAAAGCTTTAAGCGTTCAAGGCTTAATTGCGCCAATTTAAAAATGATTTTTTTCTGAAATTTTTCGCCACCCTATTATATATATGTGCATATATGTATGGGCATGATGCTTATATATAGGGTGTAGTATGGGTTTGACGTGCGAGTAGTTTTCAAAAGAAAAACCCCCCGACTTGGGGAGCCGAGGGGTAGCGCTAGTGAAGGCACGGACAGGGAGGATAACCGTGCTAAGGAATACTAGCAAATGCGGTATAGGGTGGCAAGCATTATTTTATCATTGACAAGAACACCGCCACTTAGCTAGGCTCATATCCATCACACTAAACGGAGATACCTATGGCTAACAGAGTTAAATACTTACAGCGTAAGGCGCTGCAGGGTGGTGAGGTTAAGTGGGCGTTTAACCCCCCGAAGTACCTAAAAGACGCTATCGGTGCTCGGTATGAGCAATACACCAGCAAAACGGATGCTATTGTGCGCTGCATAGAGGCAGAGAGGTTATATGAGGCTTGTCGTGCGAGTAAAACCACTACTCAGATCGACTCAGCCTCTGTGGCAGGCACCATAGAGTGGTACAAGACCACTAAGGCATGGTCTGACCTCAAACCTAACTCTCACACCACCTACGAACAGCTATTTGCTGGTGTTCTGTGGCGTCGGATAGGCAAGCACCGCCTCTCTTTTTGCTCCATGCAGGCTGCAGAGATAAGTAACATGGATGTAGAGCATCTGTATGAGCAGCTAAAGGTTGACGTGTCAGTACACCGAGCCAGACACACTGTTAAAGTGCTGAAGCGGGTTTGGAATGTTGCCGAAAAGATGTCGAAGGTGCGTGGCAACCCTTGGCGCAGCCTTGAGCTAGGCTCTGAAGCAGTCTCTGACGTTATTTGGCGTGAGTCTCAGGTGATGCGGTTCATCGAAACCGCTGATGAGATGGGGTTATGGAGCATGGGTACACTGGCCCTGCTCTGCTACGATCTATGTCAGCGTCCTGGTGATATGAGACAGCTTACTTGGGATGCTTTGGATGGTGATAGCTTTGAGTTCCACCAAGAGAAGACAGGAACCAAGATAGAACTGGATGGTAGCCCTCGCCTGATAGGCCGCTTGATGTCCAAACGTAACTCTGGTGGCCCTGATGACTGCATAGTTCGCTATGAGGCTACAGGTAGGCCCTACGACAACCGTATGTACAACAAAAAGGCTGTTGAGATCCGTCAGAGAGCCATGCTGCCCTCTAAACTTACCATGAAATGCCTGCGCCACAGCGGTGCAACTGAATTAGGTGAGGCAGATGCCACTGAGGATCAGATTGCCTCTGTGACAGGCCACAAGAGCCGCCAGATGCTCAATATCTACGTGAAGAAGACCAAACGTCTGGCAGAAACCGCCCAGAACAAGAGGTTTGGCTGATGGCATCAAACGTGAGTGAGAGCAGAAGAGAATTAGAAGCGGAGATAGCCCGCTCGTTAGATATTAGCCCCCCACAGGCCACGATGCTTGTAGAGCGCTTTATCGACTTCTTCAAAGACATGAGAACAGAATTGAGGAAAACAGATGGAAGCCCCATTACCCGTAAGCCTTGAGCTACACCTAGAGTTCATCGGTGTGCTGCGCCGACTGCCTGAAGAGTTTATCTTAGCGCAAGACCCTAAGCTGAACAGCCTGCGGAGCATAGACTTTCGCCGTGTTGAGCTTGATGCCAATGGAGAACCCCCGTTTTGAATAAACAGTACGCAATAACGTACATGCATTATGTACTTGCAGTTAGAGATAGTGCCGAAGAGGCGCAGGCATACGCAGCTAAGGCAGAGAAAGATCCTGAAATACTGCGGGATATGAGCCAAAGAGATCTCCTTGGCCCTAGCTCTGAATATATATCTGTCTCTGATGTTACAGGACAAACAATATGAAATGCGAAGCCTGCAACCATCGGCCCCCATTCTGCCTGTGGTTACAACAATGGCTCTGTGAAGAATGCGCCCTTAAAATTGTCAGAAAGAAGAAGAATGAAAGTATCAGCAAAGCTGGTGGGTAAAACTATGCCCTTTAATATCGACGCAGAAACCCCTGAAGATCTAATCTCATATGCAGCCAGAGTATCTAACCCGTCCAACCAAGCTAACCATAGTACGGCGGCGGGCTTATTGCGTTACTGTATGCGTAACAAACACTGGTCAGTGTTCGAGATGGCCAATGCTATCATAGAGGTTAAAGCCCCTCGTGACATCACCCGCCAGTTACTCCGCCACCGAAGCTTTAGCTTTCAGGAGTTCAGCCAGCGGTATTCAGATGAGATAGAGTTCACTGATCGTGAGTTCAGAAGACAGGATGATAAGAACCGCCAGAACAGCATCGATGATCTCAGTGAACAGCAAAAAGATGATATAGATTTTCTGGTTTGTGATGCCAAAGCAGAAGCCCAAAATACATACAAAGATTTACGGGCTATGGGTGTGGCAAAAGAGTGTGCCCGTGCGGTGCTTCCAGAGGGCCTCACGATGTCCACACTATACGTCAACGGCACACTGCGCTCATGGCTACACTACTTAGAAGTGAGAGATGATGAGGGCGTCACCCAATGGGAGCATGTCCTGCTTGCCCGTGAGATCAAGAAGGCCCTCACACCCGCATTCCCAATCGTCCTTAACAACATAAAGTGGAAACAATGACAGGTAACATAAAAGGGGCGATCAAGGCCTCTGCTATAGTGGCATTTATAATCGCAGGATTGCCTGTATTGGTGGCAATGACCTACGAGGAGTTCCCTAGATACTGCAAGCAGACCATCCTGCTTCCCTGCTTAGGTTTAGGCAATGAATAACGACATTAAGGTAGTAGAAATTGAAGAGCATGAGGATGGCTCTGCTACTCTGCAGGTGGAGTGTAGCCCAGAAACTTTTGCCGAGATATTTAACTATGGTTTTGTTCAGCTTGTCCGCAATGGGATAGAAGCAACAACGCCACCTCTTTATCGCACCCTTGAAAAGGAAGAGCGGGCAAAAATTGGAAAACACTTGCGTGATCATTATGATGAAGTCTATGCTGACATTCGTAACTTTAATGATGAGGAGAGGAATCGGGCAAGAGAAAGAGCAGAAAAAAATAAAGAATAGTCAGTTGATACTGATAATAATAAACTTGAATAAACTAAACTTAACTCTGGCAAATATTACCGTTTATAATAAGGCACTTGGTTGCGGGAGTAGGATTTGAACCTACGACCTTCAGGTTATGAGCCTAGATAGACAAAAACCTATTATAAACAGTGTTTTAGCCGCAGCAAGCACATGAAGATAAGTTACTAGGCCCATAACTAAGTGGCGGTATTTTATCATTGACTATATAGAAAATGTGTATAGCCTACGGCTAACCCGCTAGGGTTAGGATAACACCTAACAGTAGGGAGCAGTAAGTGAAGAGTAAATATTCAGAAGACTGTAGGTTAGAAGGCACAGAAGTGTTTACCACACCGCAGGCCTTTCTATGTGATATATGTAATGATCTAATTCTTAGAGACAAACAGGCTGTCTTATTCTTATATACTTACATAGATACTACCTTTCCCGTCTATGACCCTGATGATGATTCTAGATCATTAAAGTTTATGCGGGCTTGTACTAAGTGCGGTGAGGGTAAGTAGATGGTCACATACCGTGAACAGATAGATGTAGTTAACTCTATCCGTATATCGGAAGGTGATAAGAAAACTATGGACTGTCCCTTTTGCGGGGGCAGATCTAAATTCACCATAGATCGATATGACGGTAAGCTGGTCTGGAACTGCTTTAGGGCATCCTGCAATGCCAGAGGATCTTTCACAGGTAGAAGAAATGAAGCCGCAGTGAAGGCATTCCTCTCTGGCAATGCTACCCAGAAAAAAAATTATAGAATAAACCTGATACCAAAAATCACTACATCCCCAGATAAGCATCCCCCTGCTATGGAATACTTAGAGAGTGTTAATAGCCTAGAGGCCTACCATAGAGGCGATATAAGAGTCCGCTATGCACCTTCTGAAGATAGGGTACTCTTCTATACCTCAGATACTACAGGCGCTGTAGGGCGATCTCTAGGCCGCTCTAAGTATAAGTGGTGGAACTATGGCGATCTAACAGGCGGAATACATGTCGGAACAGGGGATCATGCGGTGCTAGTAGAAGATGCGCCCAGCGCCTGTTCAGTATCACGGATAGAGGGGTTAGTTGGCGTAGCCCTGCTAGGTACTAGCATTACTAGGGGCATCATTACGACACTTAGTAGGTACACCAGTATAACTTTAGTTCTTGACAACGATGCCAGGTCTAAAGCAATATGCCTAAACAAGCGGCATTCTTGTGTTACGAGAGTACGCTTCACTAAGAAAGATCTAAAGCACTTAACAGAGGGGGCTATACAATGTTTGTTAGAATAATTAGCTGCCGCACTAAACTTGTAGTTCTTAACCCACCGTTTAGAGATATAGTAGAACACGCCTTTACGGGTTCGTATCTCTTGAAACCATATGGGGCGCATTACAGAAAATCTTTGCGCATCCTAAGTAAACATATACTTAGGGTTGGGGCGGATTGGGTTGGGAATACTGTCTGGGGTAGTCCAATAGTTTCAAATGCACCGCCAGCTTGAACATATAGAAATTTTAACATAGAGGCGCAGGCAATCGGCTGCGACATCAAGTATTCGTCTAAGTCGCCAATACAGACGTAAAAGAACAAGGAATGGCAATATGAAAGCTCGTGGAATTGTAGTCATAGATTATGACATTGAAGGTGGATTCAAGGAAGCCGCCGAGGAACAGGCCAAGTTAGAACAGGCTATCCAAGATATCGTAAAAGGAAACAAACGTGTTGTTTTTCATCAGGTAGATATGAAGGAGCGGCGTGGCGACGTGCCCCCTGACATAACCAAGATGAAGTTTCGAACTAACTGATAACTAACAACAATTTAAGAAAGTAGCCCTGATCGAAAGATTGGGGCTTTTTTTATTCAAACTAGGTGTTATGCTCCGCCACCTAACTATAATCCAAAAAGGGAGCAGTATGATGGAACTTCCATTACTTACCACTCTGCTTTGCAGTGGCACCTATACCGCCAATCAGAGCAGGCTGAAGCGCAGTATATTCTCAGAAGATACAGTTGAGATCTTTGATCTACTGAAAGCAGCACACACTAAATACAACCACGATATTACACCTGATGACCTATATAGCCTGTGGGTCACAGAGCATCCTGTAGCCACCACCGCAGAGGTGCACGACTTCCGTGATCAGATAGACCTGATGAAGGCTTCAGCGCCTTTAAGCGAAGATGTAGCCACCGACGTGATCGGTAGCCTCTGGCGCAAGGAGACAGGGCTAGAAGTTAGTAACCTCGGCATCGATATGTCTATGGGCGACATGTCTGCCATGACCCGCCTCAAGTCACTCCTCGAAAGAGTAGCTGATGGCTACATGCCAGATGATTTCGGTGAGGCTACGACAGATGATATATATGAGCTTCTGGCTGAAACCTCAGACGAAAACCGTTGGAAGTTTAACATCAGCACTCTATCCCGACACATCTATGGCATAGGCCCATCAGAGTTTGGGATTGTGTTTGCACGTCCAGAGGTAGGTAAGACCGCTTTCGTTATCTCTATTTGCGCTGGGCCTAATGGCTTCTGTCAGCAAGGGGCTAAGGTGCTTTACCTTGGCAATGAAGAGAAAACTACACGCACAAAGCTTCGGGCTATCCAAGCCTGCAGCGGCATGAACCGTGAGGAGATAGCTGCTAACCCTGATCTAGCCATGAGCAAATACATGAGCATTAAAGATCGTTTGATAATGAAAGACATCCAAGAGTGGGATCTGGATCGTGTAGACAGTTACTGTGAGCTTAATAAGCCTGACGTAATCATCTTAGACCAAGGTGATAAGATCAACATAGCTGGTAGCTACAACGCCAGCCATGAGCGCATACGAGAGCTATTTAGATCCATCAGGGAGCTTAGTAAGCGGCACAATGCAGCCCTGCTTACAGTAAGCCAAGCGTCGGCTGATGCAGAGGGCAAGACCCGCATAGACTTCTCAATGCTGGAAGGTAGCAAGACGGGCAAGGCTGCGGAAGCTGATGTGATATTTGGCCTGTCGAAGTACAGTTCTAACACAGATGATGATGCTCCTGATAACACCCGCTTCATTAACATAAGCAAGAACAAACTGTCGGGCTATCGTGGCTGCATCATCTGCAACATTGAGCCAGAAGTGAGCCGCTATGTTGAATAGTCTGTTAAGCACAACCACACTCGCCCGCCTTAACATTCTATTTCTTGACCTTGAAACAACCGTACAGCGGTTTGATGGTAAGATAGATAACTCACCTTTCAACCCAGATAACAAATGCGTGTCTGCTCATTTTGCTATGAATGCGGATCCTATTACGCATCTTGTATTCTACCATGATGAGAAGGATCAGGCCGATAGCCCAGCGCTTCTGCAGGAAGCCCTAAGCCAAGCGGATATCGTCGTATGCCATAATGCTAAGTTTGACGTGCAGTGGCTGTTGGAGATGGGCTTTACCATCAAAGGCAGCGTCTACTGCACCATGATAGGTGAGTACATCTTAGCTAAGGGCCAGAGGCAGAAGCTTTCTCTAAAGGATACGGCAGAGCGGCGGAATGTAACCCGCAAGAAGTCTGATCTTGTAGATGATCTATTCAAGGCAGGCACAGGCTTTGAGAGCATGGAGTTGGCTACGGTGATTGAGTATGCCGAAGCTGATGTTATTGCCTGTCGGGAGATCTATCATGCCCAGCAAGCGGACTTTGCAGAGGACAGGAATGCTTCGCTTCTAAACATCGTTTATCTGATGAATGACATGCTGCAGTTTCTGGTTGAGATTGAACGCAATGGGGTGAAGATAGATAACACCGCCCTGCAGCGCATCAAGACCCACTTCCTAAAAGAACAGGCTGAGTTACAAAATGACCTGAATGAAATTGTTGAAGAGGTCATGGGAGATACGCCTATTAACCTTAACAGCAACGCAGATCTATTCTCCGTCATATACAGCCGTGAGGTAATAGACCGCAATAATCACATACAGGTCTGGAACATCGGCACTGACCACAGAGGTAAGCCTAAGTACCCCCCACGGATGAATGCTGCAGAGTTTAAACGTGCGGTGAGGGCTACCACCCGAATCATAAAGCGTACAGTGGCTGTTTGCTGCCCTGAGTGTCAGGGGGAAGGCAAAGTATACCGCAAGAAGGTAGATGGATCTCGCTGGAAAAAGCCCAGCAAATGCCCGTCCTGCCTAGGTGCAGGGGCTTTGTATCAGCCCACGGATAAGACTGCAGGTTTGATGCTAAACCCCCAGAACCCTAACTGGGCGTCTATCAACGGGTTCAAGACCGACAAGGATACGATGCAGCGTCTAATACTGCAGGCAAGGAGCAAGGGTAAGTACCTTGCGGTGGGCTTCTTAACCAAGATCTCTCGCCTCAATGCTATCAACACCTACCTCGACAGCTTCATTCAAGGCATAGAGACATGGACTAGGGCGGATGGCATTCTACACACACAGTTTAACCAGTGCGTCACAGCCACTGGGCGTTTATCCTCAACCTCTCCAAATCTGCAGAATATGCCGAAGCGAGGCTTTCCTGTACGAGAAGCAGTAGTAAGCCGATTCCCTGACGGTCTGATAATCGAAGCAGATTTCAGTTCTTTAGAATTTGTAGTCTGTGGGGAACTGTCGAGAGATACGCAGATCATATCTGATGTTCTTGAGGGGAAAGATCTACACAAACAAACAGCTACAATTATCCATCAGTGCGATGTCTCTGAAGTTACAAAGGAACAACGTCAGGGTGTAAAAATGCATAGTTTTGCTCCGATTTATGGGGCCACTGGCAATCAGTATGAAGGGCATACGAAAGAATATTATACTGAGTTTTTCAATATCTATCAGGGCCTTGCTGAATACCACCAGCGCCTCGCCAGCGGCGTTCTAAAGGACGGGCATGTACGGATCTTTTCAGGGCGTCAGTTCTATTGGCCTGATGTTAGGCGTACACGTAACAATCGCACAACCTTCTACACTCAGATCGTTAATTATCCTGTCCAATCGGCAGCTACCGCAGACCTTGTGCCTCTCTCCTGCATCCGTGCGTTCAGGAAGTTTAGGGAGCTAGGGCTGCGTTCTAAGCTTGTGCTGACTGTGCATGACAGCATCGTGGTAGACACTCACCCAGAAGAGATTGAGCAGGTCAAGGACGCCCTGCGCTGGGCAATGGAAGGCGTGACTGAGGAAGCCTCTGAGCTTTGGGATTACACCTTTGCCCTGCCCCTAAGCATAGAAATCTCCCGTGGCGAAAACTGGCTTGAGCAAGAAGAATATGATTGACTCACGCCACCTAACTATGCCACAATATAATACCACTTAACAAAAGGATCAAAACGTATGAATGATCTCGCAAACATTGAGAACAGCGATTTAGCAGAACTAGCCGATTTTCTCGGTACACAGGTAGGAAACGATAGCGGCGGTAGTGATATTGCTCGTGTTCCTGAACTTAAAATTATGAGCAAAACTAGGGATAAAGCTACGAAGAAGGCTGTTACACCTGGAACCTTTTACCTCACAAACATGGATAAGGTTGTGTATGCAGAGACGGTCAAATTCAGACCTATCTGTTCACATATACAATACTTCCATTGGGGTGATGTGGATGGGCAGCGTAAGCTTATCTGTAAGTCTCGTGCCGTAAAGAACCAACGGGATGAAGCCCGTGATACCCTAGGCGGTATTGCCTGCGGAATGCCTTCATGGGATGACCGCAAGGAGATGGACAAAGACGCCCAAAGAAAGTGGCGGTCTATGCAGCATCGGGTTACCCGTGGCCTTGCTACGATGACAGGTAAAACTGCGGATGGTGAAGAGGTCACGATTGAGAACCAGCCTATCATCATGTTCCACAAGAACAGCACCTACAGCGGCTTCTGGAACCAGTTTGTGAAGAAGGTTCCTAAAGGGCGTCAGCTTTATGAATACGAAGCCACCCTTACTTCTGACTATCAGGAGAATGGTGATGTTGAGTGGTACTTGTTTAACTACGACATTGACCTATCCAACCCTCTGGTGATGGATCTAAAAGACCCATACTCACAGGCTCTGAGAGATACCATGAAGGTCTTTGCTGATACTATTAAGGCAGAGAATACCTACGTCGATGGTAAATACTTTGAGGCTCTTAAAGAAGGTGCTTTGGATGAGCAGGCTATTGAGGCCTTGGGTGACAGCTTAGACGATGACTTTGAGAGAGTCGCTTAATGCTGCAGGAAAAGCTTCATGCCCTTGGGGATAAGCTGTCTAACGATGAGTTCGATGGGATACCTAACCCAGAGAAGATCGTGGATGAAGCATTGGCGGAGTTGCGTAAAACGTGGCTCCGTCAGCTTTCTCCCCGAAAGGAAGACAGCTTTCGTCTTAGGATGTCTAATGTAGGAAAGCCTCTGTGCCAGCTTCAAATGGGTGCATCAGGGGCTAAACCTAAGCGGAAGTCCTATAACTTTAAAACTCAGATGATGATTGGGGATGCTGTAGAGGCAATCGCAGATATCTATCTGGCTTTGGCAGAGGTTAATGTAACCAGTTCAAAGGATGATGTTAAGCTTGATGTAGGTGATGTCACTATCAAGGGTACAGACGATGTTGAGATAGATCACAAGGTCTACGATATTAAGTCCTGCTCACCTTGGGCTTTCGATAACAAGTGGGCGCATGGCTACGAGGCCTTGAAGCAGGACGATCCATTTGGTTACGTCGGACAGCTTACAGGATATGCCAATGCTAAGGGTAAAGAGGTTGGCGGCTGGATTGTGGTCAATAAGTCTACAGGCGGCATAACTGTTGTCGAGGCTGATGCGTCGGAAAACGAGAAGGTGATGAACCTTTTTAACATCCAAAATAACGTAGAAGCCGTAACAAAGAACCACCCCTTTGAACGTCAGTTTGAAGCGGAACCAGACAAGTGGAGAGGCAAGCCTACAGGCCGTAAGCGTCTCAGCAAATCTTGTGGTTTTTGTGACTATGTTGGCTCTTGCTGGCCTACCGCTAAGTACGAAGCACATCCTGATAGCACTGCTAAATCACCGCCACACTACTGGTTCGTAGAGGATGCCTGATGCCAATCAAACCTTCGTCCGCAAAGGCAAAGGGGAGAAAGCATCAGCAATACGTCAGAGATAAAATCCTAGATCTGTTTCCTAAGTTGGAGCCAGATGATGTTCGTAGCACGAGCATGGGCGCAGGCGGTGAGGATGTACAACTCAGCCCTGCGGCTAGGAAACTCTTTCCCTACTCCGTGGAATGTAAGGCTCTGAAAAGCATCAGTGTCTACAAGTTCATGGAACAAGCTGAAGCCAACTGCCCACCTAAAGCAGAGCCAATAGCAATCATCAAAGCAGATCGGCGGAAACCACTGGCGGTCATAGACGCAGAACACTTTTTTAATCTGATTGGACAATTACATGGCAAAACTAAAACTCCCAAAAAATAGCATGGGGTTCGTCTTCAGCATAGATCCTGACAGCGGAGAAATCTTTCTCAACGCCGACGCTAATATGGGCGACGATCTACTGCCTGAACAAGCGGCTGAGATGGCAGATCTCTTTAACGGCTTGTCCTTCTTTCTAGACTTCGGCGTGGACTACCTCGCCTCTAGCGGTGCTATCATCCGTGAGCTTGACGAAGAACGTCTAGGTGACATTGAATTTGAGCCAGACGAAGAGCTTGTGGATGCAATTTCAGGTGCAAAGATCATTCCAATAAACGGCAAGAAGAGGCCGTACTAATGGACGATAATTGGTACGATCTTAAAGAACGCAGGGCCACCT